CTGTTTCAGGTATTCAATGTGATTGCTGCGGCACTTCGAAATCGTGACACATTCTTCTTTATGAAATATGATGATTTACCTGGGCATCCTGGTCACCCAAGATATACGCACTGGAATACATTACTACGAGGATTGCGCCAGTATCTTACTCCGAGTAATGCGGTAACCGATAAAATGTTTCAATCATTATTGCGTTGGGAAGAAACCGAGTTTAAATATTCACCAGTTCCCACCGAGACAGCAAAATACACTAAACCACTTCGATTTCATGGTTACTTTCAAAGTGAAAAATATTTCAAAGATAAGTACGATGAGATATGCAAACTTATACAACTATCACAGCAACAAACATGGATTAAACAAATATATGGAAGCGAACAATGGAGTGAAGATTACCCAGGTAGTACAAATAAAAAACGTACATTGGTAAGTACACATTTTCGTCTAGGTGATAATATTCAAAATTTACATATGAAAATACATCCTATTATGTCGATTGAGTATTATTATCGTGCGATTTCACATATTATTGCATCTACAGAAGAGTTGAATACATCATTTACATTTCTCATCTTTTACGAGCCATGTGATAAGGATATTGTAATGAAACAAGTAAGTGAATTGAAACACCGTTGTGCTACGGATACAACCGGACCTGCGTATGGACGCGACGTCGAGTTTCATTTCGTCCGTGATACCATCGCCGATTGGCAGCAGATACTCTTGATGAGTGTATGCGACCACAATATCATCGCGAATAGTTCATTTAGTTGGTGGGGTGCATATTTTAATGCGAACCCCGGGAAGGTCGTTTGCTATCCAAGTATTTGGTTCGGTCCAGGCGTTTCACATGATACACGCGATTTATGCCCAGATAATTGGAGAAAGATTGAAGCGACAACTTTGACAAAGATGTAAATATTATAGATAAATGTATATTATACATCATAATATATTATACATCATAATATATTAGATACGACGTATTATGACTTCTCAACAATACGTTCAAGTTCTTTCGAACGAAAGCATAGAATGGATAATTACACAACCTGAAGTTGCTGCATCAAAGGCGCGTATTCTAGCAAAGACAACAATCTCTAGTTTTAAGGATGGAGTTTCGGAATATTTCACACTCCCGCTGACATCGATGATACGAACGGAATTGTTTGAAAAGATGGGTCTTCAGTTATCACACGTGTCTTGCTTACCGATGCGGTGGATAATAGGTGATACACCGGCTCATCATGATATCGGAATTTCCGATTTTACACATACACATTTAGTTTATTTGACGAATAGTCCGGGGAGACTTGTAATAGATGGAACATCATATCCTATACAGCGCGGTTATGGGTATGTTTTTCCAGAAATGGTTTCCCACGAAACTGTTGGAACCACTGCTGAACCACGTCTTTTACTAGGTCCGATGAGTGAGATGGGTTTTGCAGTGGGTGCCCCCGGTTTCTATCGTGATGGTGGAAACACTGTATATGTTCGCCAAAATTCTGTTGGACAAGAAGTCGAATTTAGTCACGACCTTAACTCGTGGAACCAGATATACTGGCCGTCTTATATACAAAATACAAATACATCATTAGGTGTATTAACCGTTGAATTCATTACAGACATAACAATCGACACAACAATAGGTGGGAATAACGGGTACTTTATTGTGAATTCAGAAAATATCCAAGTAGGTTCTCGTGTATTAAAGTCGGATGGAAGACGACCGGTTATTACGGTTAATGGAATAACGAATTATACAGGGCTTATACAGAATGGAACAGGTGGTGGTACAGCCGGATTTAATAACATTTACATAATGAACCTCGAAATCCGCTCTACGGGCGGGTCTGACCTCGTAAATGGCGGCGGATGGGTCGGACAGGGGCATTTCGGGAATAACACAACTGCATCAAGTAATATTATTATCAACTGCCATTCCGATGGTATTATAAGTAACTACAGCGGTGGTATTATCGGACATTATTGTGGCCCTATAAAGTGTGTAGGATGTTCTTCATCCGGTCAAATACATGAATTTGGTGGAGGTATTGTAGGAAGTTATTCTCCATCTTCTGCCGGACAACTTCATTGCGAATCGTGTTGGACTACAGGTGAAATAGGTCATTCAGCTGGAGGTATCACTGGTCGTTCTACTGGTAGTGCAGTAATCACGCATTGTTATTCTACAGGTATGATTACTGAAAATGCAGGAGGGATATCCGGACACGAAACCGGCGGTATAGGAGGAATTACTTACACAGCTAGTGAATGTTATAGTACTGGCGCCATTAGTGACCTTGCAGGTGGAATTCTTGGAAGTGATTCTGGTGACGTCACTGTCGCCAACTGTTACTCAATCGGAGCGATTTTGGCAAACGGAGGTGGCATTATTGGTAGGGTCCCTGGTTCGAATTCCACGAACAAGATGATTACCCATTGTTATACGACTGGAACAACACAGCATGCGCATAGTTATATCGTCGCTGAATATACAAATGTAAATACAAATCTCACGGTGCACAACGGAACAATAACGCTAGTAAGCAACTATGCAGAAGCAGCCAACTCTAGTTCAGGGTGGAATAATGTACGAGCGAATGCAGTACTTACAGGAGCTCCCGTATCATCGATTGCGCCTCTCGGTGCGAAATGGGTATATGCCGGCATAAACACCCCGTATGAATTATATATGATGGGTCATACACCTTATACACGCACGGTGGTTACGGGTGCAGCGACATCCCCAGTAATAGTGCGTTCATTCGCAACCTCCGTTTCAGCGGGAAATTTGAGTGTGCATGCGATAATAAACGGCCGGTCATATACTATAATACAAATTGCAGGCAATGGAGGCGGTGGCGGCACGATTATGATGAATGCAATGACTGGTGCAATTATGACTAATCGAGCGACACCTACAGGGACATATACGATAACACTTCGCAATACCGGGAGTTATCATATTACAGATTTAATACTTACGGTGACGGATGCGGAAACACTACCGTATCATCCATGCAGGTGTTATGGTCTTTTCACCGATAATGCACAGGTATATTATAAACCACATAGTCTTGCAAGTGGTGGAGTTGGAGGAGTGCGAAACCATCGTAAGAAGGCACAGCGGACGTAGGGAATAATAACAAATGATATTACACAACCTCTACGGCGTCGGTATAAACACCCAGTCAAATTCAAGACATATCTGTTTCCATATCTGGTCTTGCTCTATCCGCTTCTCGCGGTCTTTCAACATCGGGAAAAACGGCAAGAATTCGGTTCGCCCAAGCAGTTCACATAACTTATATACAGTATAATAATAATTCAAGAAATTCACCCGGTCATCAGGGCAGAATTTTGCATACGGTCCTTGGATTTCCATAAAAAGATTACATAATCTTTCTTCCAAATCCGGTGTCATCACTGGCGGTTTAATTCCCAACTTATCTTTCATAATATTTATTAAATCCGAGTTTCTTCATGATTTCTTTCGCCTTTTTATCGGTAAACTGAGATATTTCAATCCGCTCTTTCTTGATTTGCTGTTTGATGCTTTCAAGTACATGTTCGGGTATTGAGGTAGTCTCCTTCGCCTGAAACTGTGCAAGAATTTCGCGAAAATGGTTGATGCGTTTATATGCATAAAAACAAGCTTCTTTAGGTGGCTCCTTATATGATGGCTTCTCATTATCAATAAGAAATACGACTTGTTTAGAACATTTATTACATACCATAATACCTTCACTTTCAATTGGTATCATTTCACCTTGACGGCAGAATTGACATATATCTGTCGAATACACATATTTAGAAACATCCATATAATTCTGGTCAATACTTGACATGTATTTTTCAACATTATTATGCTGATTTTTAAATAATTCTTCTGTTTTCTTGGCTTCCGGTAAATTGAAAAATGCATTTAGGGATTTTGTTTTCATAGACCCGCCATTTGTGATTGTTTTCTTTGTTTCGAAATATTCGAAGATATATTCACTGTTATGTAGATAATAATTCTTATAATCTTGTTGATGCTTTTTAATTGTTGCGTTGATTTCTTTAATCCTGTCACGAATTTCAAGACACTCTTCGAGAGATGACTTATATTTAGAAGGTTCTATAGTGGTATTGTCACTGTATAGTTTTGGGTCTTCATGTTTTGCATTTTCAATAGAATTTCCATTGGCGTTAATATCCGTAATGGACAATTTTGTGTGTTCTATGTTCCCATTTTTTAGAATAGACATACGCTCTTTTAGGGAGTTTCTTTCATTCTCGAGTTCGGGAATAATTGTATCTTGTATATATTGAAACTCTGTCTGCAATTCTTTGTGCTTGCTATCAAGAGTAGTTATACTTCGCTCGTCAAGAACAATCTTTTTGGGCGGTTTATACTTAAATAATGACATAATCGATATACGTATTCCTCCGTCCCCACCGCCGTGTATAAGAAGTTTAGCGAATTTTGTTTAATTTCTATTTATGCGGAATATTATGTTAATTTCCGCGATTTTTTTTCTTTTTCAATAGTATAACAAGCATTTTACAATGGGTGGAGGACTTATGCAACTTGTCGCCTATGGCGCCCAAGACGTTTACCTTACTGGTAACCCCCAGATTACTTTCTGGAAGGTTAGCTACAAGCGTCACACTAACTTCGCTATGGAGTCTATTGAGCAGACTTTCAATGGCCAGGCCGACTTCGGTCGCCGCGTGACCTGCACCATCTCTCGTAATGGTGATTTGGCTTACCGCACTTACCTTCAGGTTACTCTCCCCGAGATTAGCCAGGCCCTGAAGAACACTTCTGGAGGTGGCGTCTTTGCCCGCTGGCTTGACTTCCCCGGTGAGCAGCTCATCTCTCAGGTTGAGGTTGAGATCGGTGGCCAGCGCATCGACCGCCAGTACGGTGACTGGATGCACATCTGGAACCAGCTTACTATGTCCACTGAGCAGCAGCGCGGTTACTTCAAGATGATCGGCAACACTA